TACACGGCGGTGGCCCCGTCTGCCAGTTCGGTGTTCGTGCCGAAGGAATATGGGTGCAAGCAAGAGTACGAGAAAAACTTTGACGAGTCGAAGCATCCCCGGGACGAGGACGGGAAGTTTGGGGAGGGCGGTGGAGGGGGAGGTGCGGAGAAACAGAGTGGTGGGGGGACTGGGAAAAGCGACAGTAAGACATCGACAAGAGTGATTCCCGCTAAGGGCATAAAACCAGCGAAGTCTCCGCGATTTCATAGGGGGAGCCAAGAAGGTGCAATGACGGCAGCCATTCGTATGTCTGCATTTCACGGCAAGCCAGTTTATATGTACGCATCGAAAGCTGGGATTCAAGTATCGACGCAAAAGCCTTCGCAGCCCAGCGGGCAATTGGTGTCATTCGATGCAAAGCTGGAAGGGGGCAATTATGAAGTCAAGCGAACAGTACATGAATCGAGCCAATACTCCAAGCAAATCCTACAAGGAGATAAGACCGTGTTAGACGCGGACGAAATCCAACAAATACTGGACGCCATGGAGCAGCTTGATTGGGTCCAGGCGGCCAAGGCGAACATGGTATCCGCCGAGGGCACGAACGCGACGCCCGGCTTGGAGGCTGAACTGCCCATGGAAGAGGCCATGCCGACCGAGGCTCTCGAATCCGAAGCCCCCGGTGAGATGCCGCCGCAGGGTCCGCCCGCTGGAATGGATACCGAGCCTTTAGGTGAAGAGCAAATGCCGCCCATGGGCGAGGAAGAAACAATGTCGCCAGAAGGGGAAATGCCCCAGGAGGAAATCATGCCCGAAACAGGTATCGCCCCGCCAGAGGAAAAGACAGAGAACTTCCCCGGCGAAGAGGCGAGCCCGGACGAGGCGAGGAAAAAGCTCAAGGATGCCATGGATGCAATGTCCGACGAAGAGCTTGAAGATTACGTCCGCGTCCGCAAAATCGGCCGTTACGCGGTCGAGGGCTCGGCAGACGACGAAACGTCCGGCACTCCTCCGAGTACCGGCAGTGCGGAGGTCCAGACCGAGACTCTTGGAACGGGTACGGTCGAGGAACAAAAGCAATACTCCAAGAACCAGGAGGACAACATTATGGCCGCCAAGCTCGGTCAGAAGGGGCATCAGCTCCAAGGGATGCAAGCCCAGATTGCGACACTCCAGCAGGAATTGGATGCCGAACGCGGCAAGCGCGTGGACGCCGAGCGGTACGCCCTGCTCAGCGAACGCCGGCAGCACCACGCTTTCGATCTCGACGAGGCCGTAGAGCGGTGTCGGTACGGCAAGATGAACGACGAGCAGTTCAAGTACAAGCTGGAGGACATCGACACGAACTACCGGAAGATTCCGATCGGCGAGCAGCTTCCGACTCACGGCCGAGGCATCGACGCGGCTACCCGCCGGGCGACGCAGCCCGCCGAGGGAGTGGAGAAGTACGCCAAGCAAGATTCGGAAAAAGCGACCAAAATGTGTCTCGATGCCGCCAGTCGTGGCGAGAAGCTGAGCTTCGAGGCGGCCTTGGATTCGGTCCGGGAATCGCGCAACGGAGAGACTGTCAAGACCTAAGAACAACGGGGCCGAACGGCAACGAACCGTGCGGCTCTAAACGACGGCTGAACCGACTAGCTATCGGAAGAGGCCACAACCTTCGCTGCCCGTTGTGGGGGCCGCGCGACTTATAGTCGTTCGGCCCCTATTTTTTTGCTTTCAATCAGGAGAAGAAGAAATGCCTGCTGGACACTACATTGCGGGCGGGAATATCAACCCGAGCCGGTTCGTCATGGGCGAGGCAGGGACCGCCAAGACCGTGCTTCAAGCGACCGCAAACGCCAAGATCGTAGGAATCTCCCAAGAGGGTGCCCGACAGGCTCCCCTGAATGATTTGGTGACCACCAACTACGCGGCCATCGACGGCGATTCCCTGAAGGTTTACGCCGACAGTGACACCGATGTGTTGGTGGAAGCCGGTGGTGTAATCACCGCTTTCGATAGCGTCCGAAGCGATGCGGTCGGGCGTGCTGTCACTGCCGCGTCCGGCGAGAACGTCGGGGCCGTCGCACTGGAAGCTGCGGCTGCGGCCGGAGAACTGATTAAGGTTCAGATCGCCATCGTGCGGAACGCCGTGTAACGTAGGCGACCTCCGACGAGCGATGGTGTTGTTTTTTCTTTCGCAAAAGGTAACGCTACCATGCCCGCTGTATTCCCCAGTTCACATGATGCGTTCGTGCCGTCGCACGAGGCGTCGGGAAAATTGGTGGTTGATTTCTCGCGGAATCAGAAGGACTTCGCGGTCAATCAATACTGTCAAATTGTTCCGGCCGACAAGGTTGCAGGGTATTTCCTGCGGATGACCATCGAGGAGGCCGGGCGGATTCTCAACACGAACCTGCGAGATTTCGTGTGGGCTGACGGGCAGATTGCCCCGATGGGCCACGACGGAACGGAATCTTTCGAGTTCTTCAACTTCCGTTGCACGCGGTACGCTTACAGCGTGAACCTGGGCGACCTGACGATAGATCAGGCGTCGTGGGACATTCTGGCCCAGCACTCGCGGATCAAGGCCCAGCAGGCGATGACCGCCCGGACTCAGGCTGCGATCACGCAGTTCACGACGACCGGCAACTACGCGGCAAACCACGTCATGGCCGTGGCTGGCATCACGGGCAATAGCGGGAACTGGACCCAATCCACTACCGCCCGCCAGGACATCAAGCGGAGCCTGAACGTGGCGGCCGAGCAAATCTTGGACGATACGCTCGCGGCCGTAGACATCAACGATTTGATGCTGGTCATCAACTCTCAGTTGGCCTCGAATATGAGCCTGACCCAGGAAATCGTTGACTACATCAAGGGCAGCCCCGAGGCCCTGGCCCAGGTTCGCGGCGAACTGCCCGGCGAGAACACCTTTTACGGCTTGCCGAACAAGCTGTACGGGTTCCCGCTGGTGGTGGAAAAGACTCGCAAGATCACGACCCACAAGGGGGCGACTACCGCCCGCAGCCAGGTCTTGCCGAACGCGACGCCGTTTATGTGTGCCCGGCCCGGCGGCCTGATCGGCGTCCAGAATGCCCCGAACTTCTCGACCGTGGTGATCTTCGTTCAGGAGGAGATGACGGCCGAGACTAAGCGGGATGACGAGAACCGCCGGACCCTGGCTCGGATCGTCGATACGTTCGACGCAGTGATGGTCGCCCCGGTGTCCGGAGTGTTGTTTACGGGAGCGATGTAAGCAATGGCGTCCTACGCGACTCCCAGCGATCTTGCCGACCGCTTCGACGCCCGTACGCTTCGCGATCTTGCGAGCGATACGGGCGAACAGGTGGCCGACATCAGCTCCGACCCTCATGCCCTGGTGGCCTTGGAGGACGCGAGTGGTCGCGTGGATGCCGCGGTACTGGTCGGAGGATTGTATACCACGACGCAGCTTAGTGCTTTGACGGGCAACAGCCTGGCATTGTTGAAGCGTTTGGTATGCGATCTGGCGATGTGCTACATGATGAGCCGCCGGCCCGAGCGATACGGGTCGGAGGCTCTGGCGGCACAGCACAAGGCGGCCGACGAGTACCTGGAGTTGCTCCGCAAGGGGCAGCGATTGTTTGACGTGGACGAGGCCATAGCGGCGGGACGGCCCACGGTCGACGGTCCGACTGTTACGACATACGAGACGCTGAACATGATCCCGGACCGAACCCGCAATTACTATCCAAGCCGTGGCAGCCGGTTGCCGATCGGCAGAGCATAAGGGGGGACGTGAACGATGGCGGGCGAGACGCAGTCAATACACGTCAACGGTGTGGCTTTGGTCAAGGTCGGCCCCGTGACAGCAACCTCTGACAGCATTTGGGATTTGGGCTACACCCGCAACGGTGCGGAAATATCGTTCCAAGGCTTCTTCCTGGACGTGCCCGGTGACGAGAATGGCGGCGATGACGGTCCACCGATCGACGTGCAGTACATGGGCGAGACGGCGACGATTCGTATGGAACTTACCAAGTATAACGCGACCGTTGCGGAACAAGTGCAGGCAAGATTGAGCGACGGG